GCAGTACATCGTCGTAATACCCCTGTCCGACAGTTTTGATTTGTTTGCGGACAATGCTCCCGGAACGGATATCCAGGAAGCCCGGATTTCCCTGTTTTCTCAGGGGAGCTATACCGCACTGAAAAACCGGATGGTAAAGGCACTTCTGGCCGATGACTTCGTCATCACAGACCGCCGCTATAACGGTTTTGAAACGGAAACCGGCTACCACCACTATGTTGTGGATGTGGCCCAACATTACGAAATGGAGGAATAATTTATGGCGACCATTGGTCTTGATAAGCTGTACTACGCCAAAATCACGGAAGGCGAAAACGGCGATGAAACCTACGCTACTCCTACACAGCTTGCCAAAGCCATCTCTGCGGATCTTTCCGTGGAACTGGCAGAGGCTACTCTGTATGCCGATGACGGTGCAGCAGAGATCGTGAAGGAGTTTAAGAGCGGCACTTTGTCCCTTGGCGTTGATGACATTGGTGCTAGTGTGGCTGCCGACCTTACCGGCTCCCAAATTGACAGCAATGGTGTGGTCATCTCTACCAGCGAGGATGGCGGCACCCCTGTAGCCATCGGCTTCCGCGCAAAGAAGTCCAATGGCAAATACAAATATTTCTGGCTGTATCGTGTGAAGTTCGGTATCCCCGCCACAGCACTCGCCACAAAGGGCGACAGCATCACTTTCAACACGCCCACTATTGAGGGTACTGTATTGCGCAGAAACAAAGTGGATGGCAAAGGAAACCATCCCTGGAAGGCAGAGGCGACCGAGGGTGATGCCACTGTGTCTACTGAGACGATTACAAACTGGTATGAGGAAGTGTATGAGCCTTCCTATTCCGCATAAGGAGGTAAATGATTATGCCCCACGCACGTGCAGCAAAGATTAAGGTCTCTGAAATGGAGTATGAACTGCTCCTGACTACCAGAGCCACCAAGGAAATCGCCGCTAGATACGGCGGTCTTGATAACCTGGGCGATAAGCTGATGAAGGGTGAGAACTTTGAACAGGCCATCGATGAGATTATCTGGCTTATCACTCTCATGGCAAATCAGCCCATTCTCATCCACAACTACCGCAATCCGGATGATCAGAAGCCCCTTCTGACTCCCGAGGAAATGGAACTCTTTACGAACCCCATCGATCTGTCCGATTACAAGGATGCCATCATGGAGGCTTTGAATAAGGGTATTCAGCGCAATGTGGAAAGTGAGCCTGATACAAAAAACGAGGTGGCCGAGTAAGCACTGAGGAGCTGTTTACTCGCCTTTTGTACTACGGCATCAGCCAGCTTCATCTGACAATGGATGAGGTTTGGCTGATGCCGTTTGGCTTGCTCCTCGACCTTTGGGAGTGCCACAAGCAGTTTCATGGCTTGGCTAAACCCAAGGTTGAACACAACATTGATGAAATCATCCCGGACTGCATTTAAGGAGGTGGAGACATGGCAGATGATTTTGGCTTAAAAATTGGTCTTGAGGGCGAAAAAGAATTCAAGAAGGCCATCGCTGACATCAACGCTTCCTTTAAGGTGCTTGGATCCGAGATGAAACTAGTGACATCTCAATTTGGTAAAAACGAGACGTCTGTGGAGTCTCTCACAGCCAGAAACCAAGTGCTGGCAAAGGAGATTGAGTCACAGAAACAAAAGGTGGAAACCCTTCGTGCCGCCCTTCAGAACTCGGCTGAGTCCTTCGGTGAAAACGACCGCCGCACGCAGGCTTGGCAAATCCAGCTGAACAATGCGGAGGCTGCTCTCAACGATATGGAGCGTGAGATGCAGCAGAACACTGACAAGGCCGATGCCCTCGGCAAAGAGGTAGAAGAAGCCGGGGATTCTGCTGATAAGTCCTCCTCCAAGTTTGATGGTTTTGGCACCGTGCTGAAAAGTGTCGGTGTTGCTATGGGCACGGTGGTTGTTGCCGCTGGTGCCGCCGCAGTAAAACTCGGAACAGAGGTTGTTCAGCAGTTCGGCGAACTGGAGCAGAACCTTGGTGGTTCGGAGGCAGTCTTCGGCGAGTATGCCGCTGCAATACAGAAGTCCGGTGAAGAGGCATACAAGAACCTCGGCCTATCTCAGAGTGAATATCTGGCTACGGCAAATAAGATGGGTGCTCTGTTCCAGGGTAGTGGATTGGATCAGCAAAAGAGTCTGGACCTCACCACTCAGGCTATGCAGAGAGCTGCTGATATGGCCTCTGTTATGGGCATCGACATGAGCGTTGCTATGGAGTCTGTTGCCGGTGCTGCCAAGGGTAACTTCACCATGATGGATAACCTAGGTATCGCCATGAATGCCACCAACATCGAGGCCTATGCGCTTTCAAAGGGGCTCGACTTTTGTTGGAATACAGCTACTCAGGCAGAAAAAGCGGAAGTGGCCATGCAGATGTTCCTTGAGAATACCACACAGTACGCAGGCAACTTTGCACGTGAGGCAACCCAAACGGTTTCTGGTTCTATCGGACTATTGCAAGCCGCCCTCGGTTCCTTTACAGCAGGTCTGGGTAATGCCGATGCCGACATGGTTAATCTTACAGAAAATCTGGTGGATGCTTTTGAGTCCGTCGTGCAGAACATCGTTCCTGTGCTGGAGAATATCGTAAAGGCCCTCCCACAGGCGACCAACGCCATACTGAAGGCTGTTGCCGATTTGCTTCCGATGCTGCTCCAGACGGTGACCGCTCTGTTTGAACAGGTGCTATCGACCGTTGTCTCGCTATTGCCAGAACTGATTCCTGCGGTCATTGCGGCTATGATGACCATTGTGAATGCCGTCATTGAAAACCTACCGCTCATCATCGATGCTGCCGTTCAATTGGTAACTGCATTGGTCGAGGGCATTGGGTCGGCTCTTCCAGAACTCATCCCGGCAGCCGTCAATGCGGTTGTTACCATAGTGCAGGGCCTTGTCGGAAATCTCCAGATGATTCTTGATGCCGCCTTGCAGCTGATTATGGGGTTGGCTCAGGGTCTTCTTGCAGCCATTCCTCAGCTAATTGAGGCGCTCCCGGCAATTATACTGGCCATCGTTTCTTTCATTATCGGGGCCATTCCGCAAATTATCGATGCGGGCATTCAGTTGCTGACTGCTCTTGTAGCCGCACTGCCGGATATCATTACTGCCATCGTTGCAGCTATCCCGGAAATTATTAACGGCATCATTAACGCCGTTCTCGAGGGTCTACCGCTTATCATTCAGGCGGGTATTGATTTGCTGATATCCTTGGTACAGGCACTACCGCAAATCATCACAACAATTGTCGCTGCAATCCCGGAAATCATCGGTGGCATTGTGGATGCTGTGCTAGGCAATATTGATAAAATCATCGTAGCCGGTGTTGAACTGCTCGTTTCTCTGATTGCAAACCTACCGACTATCATTGCGGAAATTGTGAAAGCAATTCCGCAGATTATTACGGGTATCGTAAATGCCTTAAGTCAAGGCATTTCCCGTATCGTGGAGGTTGGCGCAAACTTAGTGCGTGGCCTGTGGCAGGGTATTCAGTCTCTTGCTGGATGGCTGTGGGATAAGGTGTCCGGTTGGATTTCTAGCATTTGGGATGGCATTTGCGATTTCTTCGGCATTGCATCGCCTTCGAAAGAGATGGCTTGGGTCGGACAGATGTTGGTGGATGGCCTTGCGGGCTCCATCAACGCGAATGGTCATGAAGCGGTGAAGGCAGCGGAGGACATGAGTGCCGAAATCAACGGAGTTATGTCTAGCCTTGCTGCCGATATGCAGACCGCGATCCCAACACAATTTGATGCAGAAGTGCAGGCCCAAACTACGAGCAATCTGGTGAACGGCCTTGTAAGTGGTCTCTCTGGTGCAATGGGAGTCTCTTCGCAGCCTATCATTTTGCAGGTCAATCTCGACAGCAAAACTATTGCACAGACTATCTTTGATCCGCTCCGCAGCGTAGCAGTACAAAGGGGTGTTTCCTATGGATAAAATCAGAATAGCATCTGTCGATAGGTCGATGAGCATAGAGATGCCCCGTGTCAAGGACATCACAGTCGGAGCAACAGAAGTGGCCAACACAGTCACAATGGCATCTGGCAAGGTTGTAAAGGACATGATTGGATACCGTACTACCTTGCAGGCAACATGGGACTTTGTCCCCGTGGATACTCTAACTGCCCTCGCCGTTCTTCTGCGAAGCGGTGGATTTTTTTATGTAGAGTATCCCGCTCCGTCTGGCGATGCCAGTGGTATGTTTGAGATAGAGTATCCAACAATGACTATCTTTGCATATAAGAATGGTACTGCAGTTTGGCACGATGTGAAACTAAAAATGACCGCTCAGGAGGTGTCCGCATGAATGCTTACCCGGATACACGATGGGTCGGCCTTCGTTTTACGTTCGAATTTGTAGACCAAGAGGCACAATTGGATGCCGTCCCGGCCTCTTCCGGTGAAGCGGCATCCTCCCATATCAAAGACACCCTTGACAACATCACGGCACTTTCAGAGCCGTACATCCATTTGGAACATAATCGTTGGGGTTTGAACCAGAACTTCAAACCGATCCCTAAGAACCACACAGCGAAGCAGATCGGATGGATTGGCAGTTATATTTCTGGATCCGATTGTACCTTTGTTGTCAGCCCATTCTTGGAGTTTGGCTTTGCCGACGAACATTCCAGTATCGGTTTTACACTCCATTTTGAGCATGTCACCGGTCAGCATCCTACAAAGATACTGACCCAAACCTTTAACGCAGATGGCGACGTTGTCAGCGAACTGGTGACCGAAAACCACACTACTCACTGCGTAATCAACTTACTCAGCCCCGACTACAAGCGGGTGCGATTTACTTTTTTAGAGACTTCTCGCCCGTACAGCCGAGTTCGTGTTGCGGAGGTACTGTTTGGCATCATCGAAACATACGAAGCAGAGGATATCGTTAGCGCAAGTCTCGAATATTCCGTTGACCCGGTTGCTGATTCGCTCCCTTCGCGTCAGACCATCTTCCGAATTGACAATAGTGATCAGCGTTTTAACCTTATCAACCCCAACGGTATATATGCCTATCTGCAACAGCCGCAGGCATTCAATGTGGCACTTGGTGTTGGTGAAAGCAGAGACACCATTGAGTATGTTTCTATGGGCGAGTTTTTCTTTGCCACAGCAAGTGCAGAGGATGCCAGCTTAACTGCGGAGATCACCGCATACGACTGGTTTTACTGGCTTGAAAAAGGAAAGTTTAAGATCGCCGGAACGGGCACATGGACTTTGCATGAGGCTGTTTCTGCCATCTTGAATAACGCAGGCATTTCTTGCGGTGTGCTGATGTCCGAAACGGCAGCAACTACACCGCTGGTTAAGGTGGCAGATGAGATGACCAATCGAGAAGCGCTTCGCCTTGCAGTCCAAGCAGCCTGCTGTACAGCCTATTTCAACCGCGAGGGGCAGCTAGTGATTCTCGACCTTACACAGGCCGATCCGGTTGATGAACTGGACAGCAACAACATGACAGCCCCTCCCAAGGTCACGATCGAAAGTGCCGTTAATACTGTTCAGCTAACAGTCCATGATGCCGTCAATAATACAGACGCTGTTTATACCGCATCCAACATCATTGATGATGAGATGGTGCAAGTAAAATCTGTCAGCAACAATATGGTGGCCCCCACCATGGGGCAGGCTGTAGCGGACTGGATCC